GATACTTTCTCTTGGCAAAGTGGTAGTGTTTATGTAACTGCTTATAATGAACTTGTATCAGAATATAACAACGCAAGTTCTACTACTGAAACAGAAGGTGAAGTTGCTTGGACACAACCCATATTAACATCTAATACGACATCTACAGCACTAGGTAATGTAGTAGTTACTACGGGAAGTGCATATTCGGAATATGACGCTTATAAAGCATTAGATGGAGTAAAATCTGGAACAAATGCGAATACTGGATGGGGTACAAATAATGTATCTGCTTCTTGGTGGCAAATAAAATTCCCGTATAAACTAAGAATTACAGGATTAAAAGGTTATTCACGATACGATGGCATACAGGTAAATTCTAACACAGTAGGAAGATTTTATACTTCCTCTAATATGACAACACCTATTGGTGATGAATATACTAATTCAACTGATACCGCTTGGAACGAAGTTAGTGTAACTGGTATTCCTGCTAGTGGTATTATAACAGACACTATTTATTTTAACAAAACAGGTGGTGGTGCTTATGGAGGTCTTGGTGAATTAGAAATAACCGCTACGAGATTAACCTTAGATAGTCTTATAACTTTCAAACGCACTCCAAAAGGCTATAAAATTGCAGATAGCACACAAGAAGTTGCAATTTTAGACAAGTATAACTCTGACGGAATTGCTTGGTATTACATACTTGATGAAGCAAATACTCGGTTCAAACTTCCTCGTACTAAGTTTGGTTTTGAAGGATTGAGAACTAACGTTGGCGATGATATTAAGGAGAGCTTGCCTAATATAACGGGTTATAATTTCTTATTTGGAACGGGGCTTAATGCAGCTAATTCTGGGTCATTATTTAATATTAAAAATACAAGGGGATATAATCACGGTACTCCAGGTGGTTCAAGCACTAACACTGCTGATTATAGTATTAGTTTTGATGCTTCTCGTTCTTCTTCAACCTACCAAGACAACGCGCCTGTTCAAGAACGTGCAACACAAATGTATTTATATTTCTATGTTGGTGAATACGCACAGAGTGCTATTGAGCAGACAGCAGGGATAACGTCAGAACAACTTAATGCAAAGGTGGATATAAATTTGGGTAACTTCCCTAAACCTTATTTAAAAACTTGTTATGTAAACGGTACAAGTGGTTACAACATTTGGAGCAACGGATACTGTGAGCAATGGGGAATACAAACAACTGGTAATGTAACGTATCTTAAAACATTTTTAAATACGGATTATTATATTACAAGAACTATTTTAGGAACCTCTGCAAATCAAACAGGAACAAATGTAAATTTTGTAGTTAATTGTACTAACATAGAGTCTAAATCTGTAAATGGATTTACAACTAGTACAACTATTTTTACATATGGAATAAATCAATATTGTTGGCGTGCTTGCGGATACTTAGAAGAAGGACAATATTAAGGAGATATATAAATGGAAATTAAAACAACATTACAAAAACCTTATACAGAAGAAGGTAGAGTAAACTTTATCGTAGAACAAAACCATAGAAATGGTTATGAAATACGAGAAACAGAAACAGCTCTTGAAGCTTGGGGTTATACAGAAGAAGAAAAGCAAGAACAGGAACGTGCAAGAAAAGACGCTATGACATTAACTCCAGCGGATGTGGAACGTGCCTTATATAAAGCAAAACAGATGGACTTTGACGATTTAAAAGAGTTAATAGAAACTCAACTCACAGGTGTAGACACAAAAGCACTTGCAATAGAGTTCAGAGCAAAAGACTTTTATCGTGGTGCAAAATACGGTAGCGGTAGATTATTTGACGTAGTAGGTGGTTTATTAGGGTACACGCCAGAGGATATGGACTATTTATTCGAACATAAAGAACTGCCAGAAGTGGAAGTTGATAACATAGAGGAAACAGAGGAACTGTAAATGCAGATACAACCAACAGGGGATATATCTTTTAGATATTCCCATCCGTTAAAAACAATGTGGAAGAAAGGTAAGTTACCTACTGTAGTATATGGATTTTATGGAGAAAAGCTTACAAAAAAGAATATATCATTAGAACATTTACTACCAGTATCAAAAGGTGGAAAGACTAAAATAGATAATCTTGTATTAGCACATAAAGATTTGAATGCTGTAAGAGGTAATAGACCAATATCAGAAGTGTTTAATCCTAAGCTAGCAGTAAAGTATTTCTCACAGTTCTTGAATATAGATAACGTTGCTTGTATGTCTGGACAAGAATATGTAGAGAGATGTTTTAAAACAATAAATGAATTGATACAGAAAGGAGAGTAAGATGGTAAAGAAATTAATTATATCTCTAGCTAGTATACTATTATTTAGTTCAATAGCTTATGCAGAAGAAATAGCAACACAAGATGTTGAAGTAGATATGAGTGGTATAGCTTTAATAGTAAACAAACAACCAGAGAATACAGCTATTCAACAGATAGTAAGAGTTAAGAGAAGTGGGTTGATATTTATAGTTAATGTAAACGGTAAAGTAGAATTACCAGAAAAGGAGAATAAGTAATGGGATGCAAATCTAAAAAAGGAAAAAAGTAAACATTAAATCAGAGGTAACTCACGTGGCAGAGAAGCCACGTTTTACCTTCTGGATATATAAACTTATGGGTAAGTTAGAATTTAAGCTTTCTTGGAGGTTCTAGTTGGGTATTTATTTTATTAATAATTTTATTGGTACTAATCTTAATTCTATAATAGATGTAGAAGATAATACTGAGATAGATATAGAACTAATATCAGGTGGTATAACTATCTATAAAGATAATAGATCATTAGGATTAAAGCTATTAGCAGATGGTACTATCCATAAGATACTATTTACAAATGATCTTAAAGTATCTGGTATAGGTATACTATTTGTTAATGAGATAGAGGAGAATACATCACAACAAGAAACAATATATGATACGTACCACGTATCAACATTACCTACAATAACATCTGATATACTAGGAAGTATTAAACAATATATTGGTACTACTAATAGTAACTATACTAAAGGATACTTCTACGAAGCACAGAGTGTATTGACTAATACTCCTCAAGAAGAAAGTCTAACAGTTACTCAAACAGCTGGTGTTACAATGGGAGAGTTTACTACAAATGCTAGTGTGTTTAAACATCAACTACAACCAGATAGAGATTTTGTATTTACATTCTCTAAGGTAGGGAAACCTAAGGAGATATCAGTATGGAAGATGATAGGAGGTATGGAGTTCTCTTCGTTTACTAGAGATACAGTATACGATAACAGTAGGCTCCATCAATATAGTTGGGTAGATGGTAGCAATAATTTTTACTTTACTAATACAGAAATACCTAATACTAATACTAAATTTTATCCATCTAGCTCTGGTGATATAACAGTGCCAGACTCTACTCCTAGTGATTGGGAATATATATCTACATCTACAAGGCGCACAGATGACCCTTGGGGTATGTGGATGATAGGTGGGGATGAAACTCCTATTGAGTTAAGTGATTATGGTATCTATAGTTCATCATCAGGTGTTACTGGATGTGTATTATCTGTAGACTATAAACAACAAATATATCCTATCTATGATAATAGATGGGTTAATATAAATGTACAACCAGAAGAGGAACGATAATGGATAATAGTAATATAAAATGGCTAACATCACAAGGTCCTACTATACAATCATCAATACCAAACAAAGTATTGACGATGACAAATCAAATACTATATGTTAATGGAACCGCATATCTTATACCAAGAAGATTATTAACAGATAATTATACAATACCATTTGGAATTAATAAATCTAAATGGGATATAAGAGCTAGCCATCTTCATGATATAGGATGTTGTTATCATCAAGCAATAGTAATTGACTTATCTCTACATACTATACTAGATAAATATATCAATAGACTTAATATAGACAATAAAGATATATATGTTGCTGATGATATACCAAAAGAATATTTATCTATAAAAGAATTATCATTTAATGAATGCAATGATTTATTAAAATATGGTATGATAGCTTCTGATATACCTAACAATATAATTAATTTATATAGACTTGCTGTTAATTTTAATCTCCATTATTTATTTACTGGAGATATAGAAATAGATTTAGATAATGTAAGTAAAGATATAATGATAACATAATGGAGATAAGATAATGGAAAAATTTCTAACAAAGGAAAATGTATTTATAGCTTGTATAGTAGTTTACTTATTAATACAGATGAATATATTTGCCACAAAAGTAGACCTTGCTCAAGTTAAATTGGAGATGGCTAATATGAAGAATGAGATGATGCAATACTCAGATGGCAAGGATGAAATTATATTAAAAGAATTAGATATAAAGTACGATAAGATTATGGCTAAGCTAGAAAGGATTAAGTAATGGATATATTAGAAGCTGGTGTATACAAGAATAAATATATGCCATCGGATATAGTTAACAAAATACTTAATGGTGCAGTAAAGTATAATCCACTAACTGTATATGCAACAACAAAATATTCTCCATTACCATTAAATGCAAGAATACTACTTAGATCAATGTATTATCCAGATTGGAATATAACAGCACTAGACCTAAGGAATAAAGAAAAGGATGTGCTTAGAGATTTAATCTCATTATCAGATTATAGAAAATCAAACAGAATGTCGGCTCCAGAATATGCTACATTAAGAGATGTTATGTTTAATACAGATAAATACATTAATAATAATAAATATAACGTTAAAGAATGGGGAAATAAGAAATTTACAGGTAGACAGTTAAAGGACTTGGCTTATGATTTATTGAGCAACGGAATATCATTTATAGATTATGAAAATTTAGGTAATGTTAGCGCCATAGATAATAGAGGTATGACATATCCTAAATATTCTGATAAACAAATAAATCAAATGTTGAACTTTAAAGATGATAATAAGTTGCAAATGGCATATAAAAGCATGACAAACCCTTTGTATGCAGTTAGAACAGCTATTGGAAGAGCTGATGTTACTGGAAAAGGAAAAGATGCATTAGTTCGAGATGTGTTTGATTTTCAAAATATAGATACAGCTGATTTTGATATGAGTAACGACTATAGAAATATGCACAAATTTGCAGAAAAAAAATCTAATCCATTAAAAAGTAGTATAATAATTGATAGATGGTAATATTAATATGAGTAATAGAGTAGATAATCTAATATCATTATTAGATGGATATACAGAAAAAGGTGGGCACCATCTTAATGTTAATGTATTAAATAGAGATATGTTACTAGATGCACAATCTAATCCAGATAAATATCCACAATTAACAGTTAGAGTTTCTGGATATGCAGTAAACTTTATCAAGCTAACTAAAGAACAACAGGAAGACATAATAAGTAGAACATTTCACAAGGAGATGTAATATGACTAGCTTAACAAAGATAACATTCCATTGGACAGCTGGAACTTATAAGCCAAATGCAATAGAGAAAGAACATTATCACTTCCTAATAGATGGAGATGGTAATATAATTGAAGGTAATTATAAACCTACTGATAATATAAACTGCATGGATGGTGTATACGCAAAGCATTGTGGCGGTGCTAATACTGGCAATATAGGTATAGCGATATGTGGTATGTATTCAAAAGAATATCCTATCAAACGTATACAAATAGAACGTGCATGTAGATTAGCTGGTGAACTTTGTTATAGATATGGGATAAGGATAACTAACAGAACAGTCCGTACTCATGCAGAGGTAGGACAACAATTACCCCATTCAACATCTTATGGTAAGATAGATATAAATAGTTTACCTTGTGCTTGTGTATATGGTATACCGCAAGTAGGTAATTGGATAAGAGATAAAGTTAATTGGTATAGAAGTAAGATTATATAATAGTAAAGAGCAGAAGGATTATTCCAACTGCTCTTTTTTTATTGGTCTGAAATCAGAGTGATCGCTATACTGCTCTACTATATCTCCAATGGTACTGTATCTATTGTTTGTATATTGTATATATAGTTCTAGTAAAGCAAGCGCATTCCATGCCATGTGTGATATATGAAATAGATTAGATTCTTCATCTCTATATTCTCCAGTCTTATGTTTAAAGTAATGACGCAACATTGCATTACTATATCTTTCTATCGCATTATTAACGTCTTTCCATCCGTTGTCTGTATACTTCTTCGCACCGAACGTGCCAACTTTACCGACTTCGAAGAGTGCGTTAGCAAAGCCACCCAGAACCAGATCCAATCTAGGTTTGTTATCATCGTCTTTCATTCCTTTCTGATGTAAATCATTTTCCGCCATACAATACTATCTCCCTTCTTTTTAAAGATTCTTGTACATCAATAACTCTTTGATTAGAACTTCCAACCCAATGTAGTTTATTATCTTGAAGTTCTTTTATAAACGGACCATCAACCAATACATCTATATAATCCATTATTGCCCATAGTTTAATATCTTCCCAAACAAATCCTGTATATAACCAAATAGTTTTTTCTGGATAATATTTCTTTATATCACTACATAAATCTAACAGCTCACGATAGTTATATATTTCTAATGGATGACCACCAGATATTGTAAGACCAGATATATATGGTCTGGTTAAGTTATCGTATAACTCATCCCTTGCCTTATCATCAAACTCTATTCCTTCATTCTGGTCCCATGAGTATTGATTGTGACATCCTTGACAATGTATAGAACATCCACTAACCCAGAGGACAGTCCTAAGACCGTCCCCATTTAACATATCATCTTTAGTAATACTAAGATAATTCATTATTCCTCCGCATTAACTTTCTTCTTATCTGTTTTTCTAAGTTGAAACTTAGGAGCCTTTGGATTATTTATGTAACAAGGGAATAATATGTATCTATCTTCAGCAGTTAGATCAAATATATAGTATGGCTTACCAGTTGTGGATACCTTGCCCCATACAGCTATGCAACCATTCTCATCAAATAATTCTTCATTACTCTTTATTGTCATCTTTACCCTCCTTTATAGCTTTAAGTTCTTTCAACATAGTCTTGCCAGAATTAATCACATCAACTATTTGTATCTTAATACTATCTAAATACTCTAGCGCTTTCTTTAGTGACTCAATTAATTTCTTTGCTTTCTCTATGTCTGTACTCTTTGAAGCTAAAAACTTCTTGGCTTTCTGTATATCATTAGCCGTTTTAATTACATTAATTAAACCCATTTAATTCTCCTTTCTATCGGTTTACTTTATTCATATACGCTAACTCTTTTGCATCTTTACATCTCCAATAGCGATCACATCCTTTTGATAAATCAATATCATTAATCATTATATAACTTTGATACTCATCTGGAAATGCAAGATACCTAAAACAAGTGTTCTTCTTTGCGCAATCTCTTCTGTTACACATTGATATATCTACCATCTATTCCTCCCATTCATCAAATATATCTTCTATCTCTTTAAACAATAGCTTATGGTTACGTCTATTAATAAATCTTCTAATAGCAAACTTCTCATCCTCATCTAATGGATATATCTCTAGTATTAATTTAAGCCAATTGAGTATGTTCTTTGGTGTAATCTTTAACATTCAATTTCTTACCTCCATATAGAGTAATAACTCCATCATTATAATCATTCTTTCCTAGTATGTGTGCCATATTATATACTAATTCAAATGATTCTATTCCCAATCCTTTATCGATATACATCTGAGCAATACCATCTATTGATATACCATCAAGTATTAGTTTATCCGCAGTAGCTGGACCAACTTTTGGTATACCAGAGTATCCATCACAAGCATCACCAATCAACAATTGTCTTTTAAAATTAGCTTCTGCTTGTACATCTGTAATAAACCTTATAGTGTCATGAGTAGCATCATATATTTTACCAGAGAATGTACGCAGATCTTTATCTATAGATACAACAACATTGTCTTTATCATCTTCTAATAGTATTCTACAAGTATCATCAGCTTCTAATGATTGTGTATATACTATAGGAAATTCATTGAAACACATCTCTCTGATCTTATCTAGCATAATAGGCTTAGCTTGTTTCTTTCTATTTGATTTATACTGTGGATTAAGTATCTTTCTAAAGTTTGTACCGACTCCACCTGTAACCATTATATATTCATCACACCCACATCTAGATGTTAGTTCTGAACAAATATCTTTTAGATAATTTCTTGCAATAGATAAATTATATCTTTCAAAATATCTTTCATCTTCTAGTTCTACTAACTCCTTACAAGTAAGTGAAGCTTTATATAGGTATGTATCTATATCTATTATTGCTCTACTCATCTGCTTCTAACCTCATCTTTTCAATAGACTCTTCGCATTTGTTTGTAAGGTAATCTATTATTTTTATTCTATCGTATTTTAAATCAGCATCTGTAATATCGGTTGTTGGAAACCAATTCAATAATACCTTATAACTCTCTAAACAATCTTGTATTGATAATAAATCAAGCTCTTTTAATTTACACATTTAATTCTCCTCCTCTTCTCTATACATATTATATATCATCTCTACTAATTTGTCAATACCTTTTCTATTATATTCTAATAACTCTATCTCTACACAAGGATCTTCTTTTCTTAACTTACCTTTCATGTATACAACAATAGGTATATATTCTGTATTATCATCTGGCAATTTACCTAACTCAACCAACGCATCTTCAAAAAACTTTTCATGAACACAACATACATTTCCTAAATCAAATCTTCTTTTACTATTAAAGTAAACTCTATACACACATATAGCTTTTTTAAATGGTTTTAAATCTAACACCTGTGTTGTTACAGCTTTTTTATAATTAGACTTTGCTATATTCAATGCCCTAAAGTGCATGTTGCGATATTGATTTAGATTAAGTATAAACATCTTTGCTTTTGATATCCATACTTTTAATGGTGATTTAATTTTAGTTTTCATCTCCGCCATACTCCATAAAATCTCTGCACTTATTAACTGTTACAACATATCCTTCTCCATATTCTCTTGTAAAATTTTCAAATGATGTTTGCATTGGACAACAGTACCAACACTTCTGGCAACTGTCACATAAATCTTTACTGTTGATAAGCAGATCATCTTCATACTCCATAGTAATCCTCCATAACTTTTGTATAATCTTTCATAAACTTCTTTCTATTATTGTAACCGTATATCATTATCTCTTCATCATTGAATTCAAATACTATACTGTATGTGTCATCGCCCATATCTCGTGAGTAGATATCTTGTACTTTGTTATAGTCTATATCTATTTCCAAGGCACACCTCCATATATCATACTTAATAGATCAGCTACAAACTCGCATCCGAACACTATTATACACATACATACGGCATTATAAAATATACTAGACAACTTCTCCTCCTTATATTGTAGACTCTAATGCTTCTGTGAATTTAACCTTGCTAGGTTGCCAACACATATCTATATTTCTATTATTAACTCCTCCCCTATTCTTTCTGATAAGTAACTCACCCATACCTCGTGATGCTGGATTGTCTGGATGATACCATTCATCTCTATATACAAACATAACAACATCTGCATCTTGCTCTATTGCTCCTGACTCTCTAAGATCACTTAACATTGGACGTTTATCTTCTCTTGACTCTAGACTTCTAGATAGTTGAGACAAGACTATTATAGGGACATTATATTTTATTGCTAAAGATTTTAAATCTCTACTCATCTCTGCTACTTCTACTTCCCTCGTGCTCTTTGTCTTTGTTGATGGAGTTAGTAATTGAAGATAATCAACCACAACTAGATCACAACTACCTTTCTTTGACTGGAGATTAATAATGGATAATTCTATATCTGAAATTCTGCATGGAGTTTTGGTTTCAATAAATAAATTTAAACTATCTAGATATTCTTTTTGCGCCTTGACTCTATCTATTTCTACTTCCGATATCCTACCTGTATTAATACAATTAACATCAACTCCTGCTCTACCAAACATTAATCGTTGTGCATATTCTTTTTTACTCATCTCTAATGATATGAATAGTACATTACTTGTGCGAGATACATACTCTGATATATTCATTGCAAGTGCTGACTTACCCATAGAAGGTCTTGCTCCTATGATATATAATTTACCCTTCTGCAATCCACCGAGAAAGTAATTTAATTTAGGAAAACCACTATCAACTCCAATGCATCCGTTGTTCTTTGATAAGTATAAATCCTGTATTACTTCATCAACACCAGAAGATATTGTATCTAATTTATCCTTATCCATATTACCTGTTATTATGTTTGATATCTTACTGCAATAGTCTAGACAAGTAGCATCTACATTATCAGTTGACTCTACATCTTTTTTAAACGTATCTAATATTAATGACACTTTTCTATATGTAGTTTGCTTTAATATTTCATCTATTACTTTATCTGTAAATCTAGGATGAACAGAACTCATCGCTAAATCATTTATAGTTGATCTGCCACCTATTTCTTTTAGTTTGTTTGTATTAAGTAGTCTATTAGATACTGTAACTATATCTACATCAACTCCTATCTTATATAAATCATGTATAGATTGATATATAGTTTTATATACACCACTAGGTAGTTCATCTACTGGAACTTTAGTTAATATGTATGGTATCTTATCTCCAGATGTTAAACATATACCAATCATATCTTTGTATACATCATTGTTTATTTCCATTTATTCCATTTCCTTTTCTATAAATTTTACAATGTGATTAAAACATTCGCCACATAATTTATAATTATAGATTAATTGTTTGTTGATAACAACATCTAAACAGTTGATATCTTTATCTGGTATCCACTTACCACATCTATCACATACGTTCATTTAATTCCTCCTTTTAATAGCTACTTTCATATGTAAAATAATCATCATCATCTATACTAGATAATACTTTTATAGTTTCTTTGTATTGTTCTGCATAAAAATCATCAACATGTTTTTTAATTTCTTTTTTACATAGTTTTATAAGTTCTTTTATTTTCTTACCTCTAAATAAACATTCGCAACCAAGACATGAGTCTTTATTTGAATAAAACCAATCATGTATATCATGCATACTTCTCCAATACATAATTTCATTAAGAACTATATCGCAATATCTTGGTACAACAGTACCATCCATTGTATATATTATATTATTTCTTGCTCTATCTATATTATTTAGATATACTCTTTTATATAAATATCCATCTAAACCCATTAACTGTATTCCTCCTGTTCTAATTTAGTAACTGTATTACAACCAACATACATTAAATCTATCGGTTGATTATTAGATATATAATGACGATGAAGTACTCTACCTGTAATTAATATATTTGCTCCTTCGTATAATTCATTGTAACAATACTCAGCCAATGCTCCATAAGCAATACATCTTATTATTGTTATCTCTTGCTTACTGTTCTTGTCTATGTAATACATATTCTTTAATTTAAATCTACAAACCTTCATCTCATTTTTAAGTTCACTATTTATTTCACCAACAATCTTTCCACTTATTACAACTTGGTTCATGATACCTCCAAATAATCCACACCAAAGATGGGGGAGTATCTTTGGATTTAAGGATAGTTAATTTGTGTGAATATATTTCCCCCGTACTACTAAGTGGATTGTTTCAATAAATCTATTTCATCTTCTAATTCTTTTATTCTCTTTGCCATTAATTCGTAACGACTATGACATAATTTCTTTACAAGTATATTCATTATATGAGAATGTATTGTAGACATCTCTACTATTAATTTATCTGCTATATCTATTTGTTTATATCCCTTCATTAATAAATCATATACTTCTAATTCTCTTTGTGTTAATGGCAATATATCTATACTCATTCTATTTCTCACTTTCCTTTTGTTTATCTTCGAATAATATCTCTTTAATAAACTTACGTCTTAAACTCATAACTGGTTGTTTAAATGGTATATAATTATTTATCTTTACAAACTCATCTAATCTAACAACTGCTCTATTAACCACATCAATACCAAATTGCTCTACTAAAGAATTATATCTATCTTTATCTATCGAAAACATATCAAAGGATATAGACTTACCATCTATATTAGGTTCAACTAATTTATATTTTAATTTACTTGGTTCTATATCTTCTAGTTTAATTCTTAAATCATATACTTGCAATATCAAATCATTCAAAAGATATCTTAATGCTTTAAGTTCATGTGCTATATTCATATTTCTACCTCAATGCTATACTACATATAGTCATTCCTATTATCCAACCAACTAAAAAATAAAATGTTAATTCTATTCCACTCATTATTTACCTCCTTTAAAGAAAAGAGGGAGTTTACTCTCCCTCTGATTAATCGTCGTAAGGAAAAACAATTATGACAAAATCTTACTACCAAATTTATTAACTAAAAACTTTATCTCACTATCATATGCTCTAAGTTCTGGTGGTATTCTTTTTACATAAGCCTTAGCCTTCCATATAGTATCTATATTACTGCTAAACTTTATTAACTTATCGTCGACTTTATGTGTAGAATAGTATGCAGTTTCTACCCAACCCAATAGACTACGATAATGAGATATAGGTTTAGTTATATTCTTTTTTATTAACCACTTATTTAATATATCAATACAACAATCTAATTTATCTTTACCCCAAAACCACATAAGTTTATTGTATTGAGATTTAGTTAATCTTACTCTATCAAATTCTATATAATCTTTTCTTATAGTATTTTTTTCTATTAATAAATAATATATATCTTTACATTCTTTATCTGATAATGTAGTTATATATCCTATTAATATATCTTTATTCTTGCTCATTATCTATACCATATAATCTTAATAACATCTTTGCTATCATATTATTATTATCTATATATTTAATTTTATTAATTATAGGCTTTAATTTATGTAAATAAAATTTTCTAAATCCTTGATAACTAAAATAATTAAATTGAAAATTATATAATTTTCTAATAGATATATTTCTATCTATCTCATTAGCTATAACAACTTGACAGAACTCACCACCCAATAATTTTTCCATAGCACTATCTGATATTATATACATTATCTACCAACCTTTTCTTTTTGTATCATAATACTTGTAGTCCAATTACATAAATTCTCTATTGGTATTGTTAATTTTGCTTGGTCGCACATCACAGATAACGTACTATAAACTAGTATCATATCAGTTATGTATGACTCCAAATCAAATTCTTTTTTTTCTATCTTTGTTGGTGGTACATTATTATATGTTGGTTGTTGTGTTGGTTTGCTATCCTCTACTGGATAATCTTTATATGGCTTACCAGCACACTTGTTACACATTGGTCTAGTCCAATTACTCATATCAACCTTGCTATAGAATTGACCACCACATTTGCTACATGTAAATTTATACATATCTTTTTTCCTTTCTAACATAATCCTTCATCATCTATAATCTCTAGTTGTACACTAGGGACACGTTGTTGAATTGTTATGTTTCTATTATTACATCTGTTTATATTTATCATTGTAACTATTTGTAAAACAAACAATAATATCAATGCATATCGTATCATATTAATTTGTTTTTGCAAGTTGTTTATCATATTTATTATCCTCTTCATCAAAATATATTTTCTTTCCGTCCTCTATCCAACCAACAATCTCTGCAAAATCTTTACACTTTGTACATAAAGTATAGTCCTCTTCCTTCCACTCTTGTATAAATTCATGACCACACTTTTCGCATCTGAACACGCATTCGTATACAGGATAATAACTATCATCATATGTATCGTATACGTAGTCTTTATTATCTACAAGTTTTTGTTGGTATGAATAACTTGTATCTTTTTTATATTCATTCTTTGTTATGACTTTTGGTTTGTAACTACTGTTGCTATACCATACTCCGTTATCCCACATTCCTCTTTCTTCATTTACTATATAATAGTTACCACTCTTATCTAGTATTGCAAGTTTACTATATCCTATCGCTTCACCAACCAATGTTCTAAAGCTAGGATTTTTCCACTCTTTCCACGAGATATTACCTATAACTTTATCAATAAAATCTTGAGTATCTGTTTTGGTTTTCTTATCGCCATACCCACTTATAACTCCGTTATGAATTAATGCCATACGGTTATTTAATTTGAATGGGTGACAATTTTCTGGAGACACTTCACCATGTGTTGCTATTCTAAAATGAATTATCATTGTGCTTTTGTTTTCAACTTCGATATATTTATTATAAAACATATCGAAATCTAAACACTTATATATATTAACAACACCATTGTCATCTATATAAGCCATGCCACAACCATCTTTATTAGCATTTGCACATGTTTGCAATATCTCTTTTGATATTGATATTCCTTTTGGTTTTACTATTGCTATGCACATTTTACCAGCTCCTTTATTTTATGTAACATTACTTTTTTATATGTTGATAGTATTTTTTTTCTGACACTAGATGTACAAGGAATATGACAATCTATGTTGCTTGTTTTAAATCCAAAATAGCACGAACCGAATGTTAAATCTGAAATATATCTATCACCTCTATCTCCAATTTGATATGCGATATCTATATATTTATAATATGGTATCCCTTTTAATTTATCATATATTTTTTTAACATTAAACAAACATGATACATTATCTACTTTGCCATATCTAGTTTCATATGTTGCTATCTTTCCACATATATACAGGGATGTGTGGATTGATTTTAGATACTCAATATAATTATATACATTTATATCTTTTATACCTCTAGTATCACAAAAGTCTATCATGGTATCTACTATCTCTATATATGCTTTTATTTCATCTGGTTTATTTGTTGACTTAAACATTCTAAACTCTACTGTATTTTTATTTCTGTTATTAAAAGCTATATGTCTATCTCTATGGTTTTCGGATAGTATAGAATTATATCTACCATTACTACAATATGAATTTGTATATCCTTGATTTTCTAATCCACATCTATTTGTTAGATAGTATATAAAATGTTTACACTTATTTGTATAAGTTGTATTCAATAGTATTGATAGTTTATATACCGTCATTGGTTGTATACTTTTTCTGTTCACATGAATATGTAATCCAGCAGACTCACTATAGTGTGGTCTATTTTCTAACTCATTAAACAATGCCTTCATGCCTTCTAACATTCTAGGTATACTATACTTTGATAATGGAGATGATACAACTTCTGTTCCACTATGTAAACTTCCATCTCTTTTGTTGTATATATATTTTTCTCTATACATATCTGGTATCAATGATTGTATTGTATCACCATCAATATAGGAATATTCCATCTCTAATCCATAGTATCTACAACCTAAATCCTTACCATCTAATTTGCTATCTTTGTTTTTAAAATATGGTGTTGGTTTATAGCTATAATTGTTACAACTATTTGTATACATTTCGTTAGAACATTTATCACATATGGTTGATGCTCCATTTTTTCTAAATAGCTTATTACAATTATTGCATTTAGTATAATACTTACTAGCACAATCATAACATACGACTTCATCTGCATTTAGTATTATAAAATTAACTCCAACAATTTCTCGACCACATTCTTTGCATATTATTTTCGTCATTTGCTACCTCACTTTCAAAATAAATAGGGGGAGTGTATCCCCCTTATATTATTCCCCAAATTCAACAGTTGAATATTCGTATACTTCAAATCCTTTGTCAAGCTTTGCTTTGATGGCGGTTTGAACTGATGAATAGTTATGGACAGCCTTTGTTGTTTTTCCAGGTGTTACTCTAATCCAAATGTAATTACCTTCAACGTCTCTGCCTAAAACATAATCACCTTTGCGACCACTCATAACGTAGCCTTTTTCTTTTGAAGTATTTTCTAACAACACTTCATCTGTCGGTGTAATAGAAGTCACAACTCTTTTCATTTTTAATCCTCCTTTAATTTGTTGTGTAAACTTAGCAAGAACTCTGCACTTGCTATCTCTAATATATTAAATATAATTCTGCTATTAAATTGTTTATATCCAAATAATTTACATAGCTTTGTTTTAGTAGTATCTTTTTTTCCATATATAAAATGTGCCTTAAACATTCTCATTATATTGTCTATGTTATCTTTATATATATAATTTCCTTTATAAGATGGTGTTAATTTAAACCTTCTAATATCATAACTATACCTATCTGTATTATAACAAATAGGAAAACTTCCACTATCAAATCTCCTCTTTGCTTTTTTCATTATATTGTATAACGGCTTTACATCATCTAATGTAAATTTAGTTTGATATCCATTAGGGAATTCGTCAATAACATATAAACATCTTTCCGTATTATAAAACAATTGTATTTTATTTACACCATCTCTATACTCATCAATTAATTTTAGTACCATCTTTGTAATCCTCCACTTTTATATTCTGAAATTCAAAAAACTTAATAGCATTATCGTTGCTTTTTATCGGTTTATTATAACTTGAATTCATGGCTTGATACAAAGCAAACATTTTAAGATTTTCTTTTGGTATCGTATAAACATTTCCTGTTGGTAAAGTTAGTTTGTACATAATTCCTCCTTTGTAACTTTTATATTGTAAAATATCTGATGTGATATACAAGCTTTTTGTAGCTTTAATCTATCATCATCATTGTTGCTTACCATATACCATGGTACAATAGTCATTTGAGAATAATAACCTTTACATAAATCTCGTACAGTTTCATCATCAAACATCTTCCCTCCTATTATATAGTACAATTGAATTATTTTTGTATCTTGATATATTTTTCTTAATCTTTTTTAACATATTTAATTCATCTATTGGTATTGCAAGTTTATCAACACCGTATTCATAACGACCGTATTTTTCAATATCTTTTTTAACCTCTTTAATATAATCAGTTGTATCTTGAATACGTTGGTCTATTGTTTGTAAATCTAATTCTCCATAGCTAGATGAAACTATATATGTATCGTAAATTCCATTTACTAAATATGGAAACTCATAACATTCTTCATTGTTTAAAAAATATACATCATTATCTTGTGGATAATCCTTTAGCTTATCCATCAATTCTTTTATTTTCATAATTATCTAATCCTATTTTTATAGTAGCCACCACCTCACTCTATATCTCCGTGAATAATCTTGCATAATCCTCAACTTTTTCAGCACATGATTTCATGCCTTTTTCTGATGAGATTTTCCCCATAGTATCTAGTGCCGTTTCCAATACTATCTTGAACAGTTCAATTTTCTGCTCAATAGCAATCTTTTTTAATTGCTCAATTTGTTCTTGAGTAAACATTTTCTCTACCTCTCTATTATCTTATTTATCAATATCGGATTATCACCGTATATTTCAAAATACATATCTAGTATATCTCTGGCTGATATATTATGAGTAGCAATATATTCTTTTGCTAATAGTATAATTATATTACTACTATCCATAACATACCTTGCCCACGTTGGTTGACCACTTGCATGGAGTATAAATCTGTTTCAGCTTGAAAACAGTTTTTACCTGCTCGCATGATTTTTTAGTTAGCAATTCTTTTTTAGCTTGTCGTTCTTTACGACTAGCTTGCAGTCTATCTTTTTCATCATTGATATGTCGCTCGATAGCTTTTAGAATAATGGGCTCATTCTTAATAGTTACCATAGCTTGTAATTCTGCTATCGTATAGTTACGATAATTTTTCAGTACTAAACTAGCCTGTTCTAACTCATTACACAAGTTAAAATCAGATGTACCCCACTTGCGTTGTAGTCTACAATTTTTCATTGATGTAGTAATCAAATCATAATTGTTTGCTTTAGCAACTTGATGTACATTCATACACCATTTGCCACGCAACGGCTTGTAACATTCTTTTTCAACTTGTTTCAAGGCTTGCTTGTATTGTTTCAACAAGCTACCTTGATTAAGTTGTGAGCTAGTTTCAGCACCATACTCAACATTACGTCTATTATAAATAGATGTTAGTTGAGCTTTGTTACTGATTTTACTCATAGTACAAAATCCTCATTATATATTCAATTTGTAATACTTTACACTTAAGATAGCTCTCATATACTACAAAAAAATAGGGGGAATATATGGGAATTATGAAACATGCTTTAAAATCCCCCTAATATATAGGTGTGTATTATATGAAAAAACTATTAAGTTTTAAAAGTACAGCTTGTATTTTTATTATACATCAATTTTAATATATTGTCAAGTGGTTTTATTTTATATTGTTTTTTTATTAGTTTTATTATACTGTGAAGTACTTTTAAGACACAGTCCTATAAAATAACTTGTATATATTTAATTATCAATGTAAAATAAACTTTACTCTAATATAATACCATATAAAAAAATAAAAGTCAAGTTTTTTATTTTATATTTTACAATTCTTAATAAATAATAAAAAGTACTTGACATATAAAATAATATATTGTATAATTATATTATTATGATAGAATACTTAAAAGAAGTAAAAAGTAATTATATAGATAATAATTATAATATAATAATGATTATTACTAATATAAAATCATATTATATAAAATTATCTATTATAGATAATAAAATTAATTATAATAATAATATAATTAATTATTGTATTAATAATAATATATCATTAGATAGATATTATATATTTAATGATATATATAATTATTATAATAAATTATAATATAATCTATAATATATAATCTATATAATAATAGATATATTATAATATATATATAATAATATATAATCTATATATTATAATCTTATATAATTAATTATATATATTATATAGATTATTAGATATATATTAATATATATAGATATATAGATATAATATATATAGATATATATAGATAGATATATATAATATATATAATCTTATATAATATATATATATATATATATCAACAATATATATATAATATATTATAGATTATATAATATATGGAGATATAATATATATAATCTTATATCTAATATATATAATATAATATATATATAATATATAAAAGGTATATCCCCTTCCCCAGAAGGGGTATATATAATAATGTTTTTATATATAAGGGATTAATCCCTTTATAACTATATCAATATATCTATATCGAGATATTATTATAATCATAATCTATATATTAACAAAATATTAAATATAAATATAATATAATATCGAGATATAGATAAGTGAGATATATAATATCTTCCTTCTTCTATCGGCTAAATATATTTAATATACGTTTAATATCCCCCCAAGTTGCGCCAACCCCCCAAAGCGATAAAATATATTAAAATATAAATGAGGTATCTAGAAGGCTTTTTAAGAAGAGTTTTATAAAAAGATGATAAAATATATATAATTGATATTTAATCTATGTTAAATGACTTGCTAGCTACCTTAGAATTAATATTTATATTATTATAAATATAAACATTTCATTATATAGATAATTTATCAACTAATTAGTTAGTATAAATATATTATGTTTGTTATACTATTATAGAGTAAATAAGGAAAGGAGTTAAAGATGATATTAGCTTTGTCAAAGAAACTATCTTCTATAGATAGTGAGTTATCTATTATGGTAAATGTATATGATGGTATAACTACAATAGGAGTTCACCATGATGTACTTGGAGATTTCTATACATTTTCTTCAACAAATGAATTGGAAGTGTTTAGTAGAGTAAATGAATTTATAAATTCTTTAGATGATGGAAATAAATTCTTTAGTTTTATTAGAGAAATAGAAGAAGAACCGTTAGGAGTATAGGAATGAATCTACCTAATATAGATGAGATATATAAATGGTGGAAGTTAGTTGGAGAACCTAATAGAGATATTATTAGAAATGGAAGATTAACATTACCACCATGTACAACTAAAAGTTTGATAGAAGATCTAATCCCATATTTTAAAAGTTTAAAAGAAAAGCCTTTGCTATACGTTCCTAATGAGGACGATAAAGATGAAACTTCTATGGTGATTGCTTCTGATTTCCATATACCTTTTCATGATGTTGAAGCTGTAAAAGTATTTGTTAAATTCTTACAAGACTATCAACCTGATGAATTGGTATTAAATGGAAATATAAATGATTGTGGTGCTTTTAGTACCCATCCTAAACTAAGAGAAGTTGCAACAGCTTTTAAATCTGCTAAGCAAGAAAGAGAACAATGGTTCCCTATAGCAGAATTATTAAGAGATGTTCTGCCTAACGCTAAGATTACTTATATAGGATCTCAATGCCATGAAGGTTGGATAGACAAATGGACTGCTATATCTCCAATATTATTAGAAGATGAAAACTATACTATAAAGAATTGGTTTAAACTAGATGACTATGGTATAGATTTTATACCAGAAATATATGATCCATTAGGAGACGCTACATTTCTAATATCCCATGGGACAATAGCTCGTGGTAAATCTGGAGCTACTGCAATGGCATCAATGGAAATGGAAGGAACATCTACTTGCGTAGCTCATACTCATAAACTATCTCAAGTATTTAAAACAACAGCAGTAGGAGAAACTGTTGGATTAGAATGTGGATGTCTATGTCAAAGACAACCTTGGTACTATCTTAAAGGTAGAAGACTAATGATGGATTGGCAACAAGGATTTGTATTGGCCAACTTTAAAGGTAATTCATTCTCTACAAGTTGTGTACCAATTATAAGAGATGGAGATGATAAACCTTATTTCTGGATAGGTAAAGATAGGTATAAATAATATGGAAGTAGAATTAGATAAAGAAGAAGACTTCCGAACAGTATATATAAATAAAGATGATATATGTATGTACTGTGAACAACAATATGGATGTCCATTAATAGAATGTTTGGCGAACGGATTAGTCGAAGCTAAAGAACCAATAATGGTTATTGATTGTCGTCATTACAAAATGTTCAATGGACAATAGTTATACGGTAAATGGTAGGCAACAACATCTCCTCCTTTCTCATAATAAATCTATTAGGTCTGCCTACCTGCCTGATAGATAGGAGGAGTAAATGGCTTATACTGAATTAGAAGAGAAATATCAAAAGTTTATAGATAAATATCTATCAACATTAGATCCAACACTATCAGCTATAGATGGTGGATTCGATAGAAAGAATGCTAGTAAGATAGGATTAGATCTATTAACAAGACAAGATATAAAAGAAGCTATTAAAGAGAGAAGAGTAGAACTTAATTCAATGATAGATACAATGGAATTCGAAAAAGAAGATCTACTTAGAATATATTGGGATATGTTCAACGATGCTAAACGAAAAGGTAAGTTAGCTGATGCACGTGCAATACTTTCTGATATAGCTAAATACAATGGAGTAAACCCAGATGAAGTTAAGAAAGAAATAGCTATACTTAACTTTAATCTAGATGGTAATAAAATTTAATCTGAATAAGGCAGTATAAAAAATAACTGGATGTATGTCCAAAAAGTTATCATTATCAATAATAGCTCATGTGCCTAGATGCACAAAGAGAAACAATAATGCTAAGGCAATATTAGAAACTGGGCTGGTGGATATTGGAAAAATCCATCTCGGTCCACCACGATGATGGCACTCATCATCAAATAATAGTGAGACGAGGGAAGCTTATTGGCTGTAATCAATTTCATAGCTAATGCTAAAGTGTCCTCGAGAGTGAAATAGGATCCAGAGTAGCTCTCCACAGTTTAGGTAAGTTCTGGCGGTCATGGATAAAAAACTTACTTTTTATTTTAAGGAGTATTATGGATAAACTAAAACATATTATGTGGTATATATTCGTATACTCTCCATTAGTATTTATGAATGGTATTAGTATAATAGTACTTGGAAATGAAAGAATAGTTGGTGGTACTTTTAAAACAATAGATTTTAAAAAGACTAAACAACAAATAGACAAAGAGAAGTTTGCAAAGTTTATGAAGAGAGTTTGCAAATAGGAGATGTTAAATTGAGTATAGATTATGAGTTACTTCCTGCTCAAAAAGAATTTCTGGAGATAGGAAATCACGATTCAGATATAGATGTTGCATTATATCAAGGAGGATATGGTAGTGGTAAAACTTTTTCAGGTAGTTTGCTTGGCATTATTCTGTGCCTTAAGTATCCTGGTATTCGTGGTTTGTGCGGTGCATTTACCTTTACTCTTGTTAGGGACACTACTCTTGTCAGCTATATGGAACATCTTGACAAAATGGGATTTCAACCAGGAATAGATTATAACTACATGAAAGCAGAGAATAGATTGGTATTCTCAAACAAAAGTGAAATACTATTCCGTCATTTAGAAGAACCAGAAAGATTAAAATCTCTTAACTTAGGGTTTATAGAATTAGAAGAAATGAGTGATGTACCTAGGGCTACATTTGATATGTTGTTAGGTCGTCTAAGACAAACTCGTAAAAAAGAATGGGGAGATAATTTTAAGTATAGATTATTTGGTCATACTAACCCACAAGAAACTAAGGGCTGGATATATGAATATTTTGTAGATAATAAACCAGCAAACTATAGAAGAATAATAGCTCCTACTACAGAGAACGCTAAGAACCTACCAAAAGGTTTTATAGAGTCCATGAAGGAAAGATATAGTGAAGAGTATTTCAAACGTAATGTTCTTGGCGAAGATATGGATTTCATTTCTGGTCTTGCTACTAAGGGTTTTAATAGATCTGACAATATCAATGCTACGATCGAAATAGATAGAACAAAGCCATTGTATGTAACATGTGACTTTAACACAGATCCTATGTGTTGGTTCTTGTGTCAACACTATAATGGTAATATATATATACTATATGAATTAGTAGAAAATTTTACAGATACTCTTCATCAAACAAGATTGCTTGGTGAGATATTAGAAGATAATGGTTTAAAAGATCATCAAATAATAATAACAGGTGATTGCTCTGGTAGATATGAAAAGACTACTGGAAGTGATTACAAGATAATGAGAGCAGAATTACAAAGGATGGGATTTACCAATATACATTTTGATGTAGGTAAATCTAATCCACCTATAACATATAGATACAATTGTTGGAATAATATGATGAGAGATCAGAATGGACAACCTCATATATTTATTCATCCAGATTGTATATATCTATTATATGATATAGAGAACTTAGTACAAGAAGAAGGTACTGGTAAACCAAAGAAGCCATCTACTTATCAAATGAAAAATGATCCTAAAGCAAAATACTTAACTCATCCTACAGATGCTTGTGGATATGTTGCAATGAAATACTATCCAATTAAAAAAGAAGAATCTCCTACTGGAAATTATATAGGAATGAGACGTAATGTATTTGGCAAAGATAAATATGAATATAAGATAGGAATAAAGTAAATGAGATTTTATTACTACAAGAATGATAATAAAAAAGAAATAAGAAAAATAGATAGAGATAATATATGTGAAGATATTAATAATAAAGCAAAGCTTTGGGAAAAAGATCTTCAAGAAGTTAGAGAAGATTATGAACGAGTAGTAAAAGAAATATATCCATCTGCTAATGAGAATAAAGATCAGGTTAAAATGATACCTGATGTATACGAACAACGTCAATCATTAAGAGCAAATATATTTAAAGCAACATATCAAAACTATGAAGGTATGTTTGATATAGAAGGACTTGATCCAGAATCTCACGAAGTATCTGCTATGTTAAAAAGTTCTCTAGTATATGATTGTTATAAAATTGATTTACAATCTACACTAGATAAAATACTTGATGACTATATGGATAAAGGTGAATGCGCATGGTTTGCTCATTGGACTACTATAGCAGAAAGAAAAAGAAAACAAGAAGAGATGGCTATACTAGATGAATTAGGTCAAGTTGTTGATATAACTGTTGAGAATAGGGCATATGATGAAATAACATATGAAGGTGCTGATATAGATCATATAGATCCATTGAATCTTTATTTTGATAAATCTCAGAAAACTCATTGGAAAGAATGTGGTAAAATATATAGAGAATTCGTTCCATTGAATTATATATTAAATAATCCAGATTATAAATTAACTAGAGAAGAAATAGCTGATTTAAAATCTATGGTAGCTGAACAACAAGATAATACTATATATGATTATACAGATGATTATCATGATCTAGATACTAAAGTAATAGGATCAACAGTAGAAGTAATGGAATACTATGGTGATTATATTATTCCTACAAATGGTGATATTGTAAGAAATATTATTATAGTTGTTATAGCTGGCAAATATCTTGCTAAGTTAGAAGAGAGTTTATATCCAGTATGTCCTATTGGATACTTCTCTTACAATGAAAGACCTGATAGTTTAAGAGGACAGACTCCTTTAAAGCCAGCATTACTATTAAATGAATTAGAAAATAAATGTATGGATCTTACAATGGAGAGTTGGTTATTAACAACTAATCCTCCTGTCTTAGCACAGAAAGGTATGATTCATTCCGGTATAACATATGAACCAGGTGGTTTGGTAGAATATTCTGTAGATGAATTAAACGAAGGAAGAATGCCACAGCCAATAAGTTTCTCTGCTGGTCTTAGAGGATTTGAATTCCAAGATTATTTTAAGAAGAAGATGGAGGGAGCAACTGGTATATCTCCTTACATGCAAGGAACTGGTGGTACTGGTGGAGTAAGAACTGCAAGTGAATCTACATATATATATTCTGGACAAACTACTAGATTATCAAGAGAAGCATATCTATTCTCTCATAATGTAGTTGTTCCTATTATATGGAATATATTTAAGTTAAAGAAAGAATATCAAACTGTTAATGATGTAGTTCCAACAGTTAGAGATGGCATAAAAGAATTTTATGAAGTAACTGAACAAGTACGCAATGGTAATTATATATTTATGATTGGTAACGCTCAGACTAGCGTTGAAAGAGAACAATCTATAATGAAGCTATTCCAAT